TCCTTTTCTACCTTCCTTTTTCCATTCTTTATATCGTCTAGCCTCCGCCTTCATCCCATCTGTGGGTTTTAAATTAATCTCTGTGCCACTTACATTTGCCATAATTACTCAGCCTTTTTGCGTGTTTTCTTAGATCTATTTGGAGGAGGAGTGATGTTCACATTACCCTCAGAACCAATCTCTACTTCTAAGTCTAGATCTTTATCTAATGTAACTCCTAAACTATCAGCGACATCTTGTTCTCTTGCAATCTCAGAAACAATATCGTCATAATCGCCACCATTTGTCTGTGCAATTACCTGTGACTTACTCATATAACCTGCTTGTTCTGCTTCTCTATAAGCTCGGATTTCCTTCAAAGGATCAACGTAGTGTTGTGCAGGTGGAGTCCATCTTGGTTTGCAATATCTTTTTGAATTAGCTGTATAGTCAGGAAAATCTAAATCGCCTGATAATACTGATAAAGCAAGCCACTCTTTAAATATTCTAAAGTGAAAATTATCAATCATATACTTCTGACAGAACTTCCAATGTTCCCTGTCTTCTAACAAACTAAGTCTTGAGCTTGAATAATTAGTCTCAGAAAAGTCTTTACTAATAGTTTCAAAACTACAACCTATACCTGTAGCAAAACGTCTAATTTTATTCTTTACAAACATCTCATATTGTTGAGATGGATAATCTATATCAGGAATCTGCACACTTTCGTTTGGTGCTAGATATCTAAACTCTCCAGGGCTAAATGATTGTATTCTCTGATTATTCTGTACCTCATCTCCAATCAACTCCCCCTGGTCATTTTGAATAAAGCCCATTATGCTCGCACCTGCTCTGGCCCGAATTACCGCTGCTTCTTCGTAGCCTTGCAATTGATGCATATCAGCCATTACGCTATGAAACCAAGGCACTCCTCTATTTTGACCAGGTCTTTCGGGCAAGAATAAATGAATAATATCTTTTGCATCTACAAATATATGTAATTTACGATTTGCAGAATAATCAAGATAATATGCATCGCCCGGATGTTTTGTAAGTATTGCATATCTGACAGGTCTGCCCCATTCATCCACCTCTACACCATTTCTCCACTCATTATTTTTATTAAGCAACTTGTCATCATATTCTTCATCTAACAAATCACTCTCAATCATTTGCAAAGCAATAGGTACATTAGAATCGCCAAATGGTTTTCTTACGATTCTAAAAATAGCTTCTCCTGATTCGCATAATGCACCTGCTGCTAACCACTCGAATTGATGGAAGGAATATTTACCTGCACAATCACAACTATCAGCTTCTGACCATTCTGCCCATTTTTCTTCTATAAGATTATTTACCCTCTGATCTCTTTTTCCTCCTCTTTGTTGCAAAACAAGAGATTGAAATTTCATGCCTGTTCCAACAATATTAATTTGTGTTGTTCTTTTAGCTTGTCTTGCATATGGATTATTTCTTACAAGTTCTCTAGATCTATCTCTTAGCTTACGCAAACTATTTCTAATCTCAGCATCAGCACTTAACTGACTACTCATCCAATCTTGTGTAAGCCTAGAAACTAATGCTCCTTGGTATGCTCGAAGACCTCTAAGTGGTTGTGCATTACTACCAAAACCTAAAACTCTTTTTACTGCATTTGCAATGTTAGATCTAATTCCCATTAGTATGCTCCATCAAAACGAACAAATGTTGCTCTTGGATTGCCCAAACCATTTGCCATTGTCTCTGCTTGTTTTTCTCTTACAAGTTCTACTTTATATTGACTCTTAAGAGTTAACAATTCAGCTAACTCATATTTCTTTGCATTTCTGTTGCCAATCTTATATTCTTTTATCGCTCCTCCACTTATCAATGTTCGTATTGCTGTTTCTATTGTCTCTAAATCTTTCTCAACTTGACTTCTTCCGTCATATGCAGGTGGTGTAGATCCTGTATATACAAGAGACTCTAAAACTTCAAATTGTCCTGTGGCTATAGTTTGTTTTTCTGCTCCAGATTTATCTGCAACTGCTTGATAAAACCATTCTCCTTTAGAAAAAGTTTCACTTACATTACTTGCAATCGTAAATTGAAATCCATCTATATATGCACTACTAGATACTGTCGCAGCTTGTGGACCTATGCGTGTTCTTAAATAATATGTAACTGACCAATCAGGGCTACTTATTGCATTTCCAAAAACATCTTCACTTGCAGGTAACCTCCATTGAATATAATCCCCTGCTCTTATAGTTGTCGGAAAAGTCATTTTTTTACCAATTAGAGACAAAATTCGAGTTTTTAGTCGAATTAGTACGATTTAATGATAGCTTACTATCCTTTTTAGGTTCAGAGGGATTTAATCTTCTTTCAAATTGTTCAAAAATTGTTCTTCTGTCATATTTTTGCAATAATCTTTGCCAAGCAGCATATGCGTATACCATTTCATCAAGAGCTTCATTTCTTGCATTACTTTTTTTAACCCAAATACGTTCTTGATATCCATGCTTATATCTAAGCACCTGTCTCTCTGCCGTTAGTTCCTCAAAATAATCATGTGTAATTGTTGGGTAGAAATGAATATATCCTTCCCCTGGTTCTGCATCTTTTAATTTATTGTGAAGTGTCGATTTAATAACATCTACTCCTACAGGAAATAACTGCACACCTCTTTTTAATGCTTTACCAGAAAAATTAATATCTACTTTGCTTGGTTTACCGATTGGAGGTTTTCCTTTTTGTCCCATGCCCTTAACTCCAATCAATCCGAGCTGAGTTCTTTCTCTTACATATTGGTAAACTTCTTGCGTAAAATGACCACCTGTATCAATCGCAGCACTATCAATCTTCATCTTCTTACCATCCTCATTTGTATATTCACTCATTAATACCTCATCCATCTGTTTCCATAAATCTGCTCTTGCAGGGCTACCATATATAACCTTTCTATCTATCAAATACATCTCTTCATTACGTCCTATGCCCCAGAGACTCATAGAAAGCCTGTCATCTTGTACGTCACATCCGAGACACAAACTGAGAACGCTACTAGGTGGTGTGCCTTGCTTATAAGTTTCAAGTGATGCTCTTTCCATAAGACCTTCTGCACCAACCTTGCTCGCATATGTATCCTCCCAGCACTCCCCCAGAATAGTATTGATCCACGTTTTTAACTGTTCTGGATCGTCCTTACTTTGTAAAAATTCTTCTACTAAATTAGACCAACTTGCATTTGGAGAATAAGAATAAGCAGCCCATATATGAAATCCAACGTGTTTTGAATTACCTGGTGCTGTAGCTCGCCATTCTCCTCTTTCTATCATCCATCTCTTTTTGCTATGTGGGATCAAACAACCACAATCTTCACAAGCATATGCAACTGTATCAGGATCATTATCTCGCCATTTCATATTTGACCATTTTAAATATTGCATATGACCACACTCATAGCAGGGAACGTAGTACCTCATCTGATTCGTCTGCAAAAACAATCTTTCAATACGACTAAAGTCTTTTATTGTTGGTGTTGATCCAGCTACTATTTTTCGATTCCAATAATATTCTGTTCTTCTAATACCAAGTTTTATCTGATCTCCTTCTGTACCTGCTGAAGCACTATAGCCATCTACCTCATCAAACAAGACAATACGTCTAGATACTCTCCTAAAACCTCTAGCACTATTACTACCAACTAAAGATAATGTACCTCCGGGGAAATTTTTCTGTAATAACGTGTTATTTCCATCTTTTGATTTAGGATCACTTACTAATCCATGCAAGCAAGGTGTATCTCTTAACATCGGAGCTATCTCTTCCTTAGAATAACCTTGACAATCCTCTATTGTTGGCTGACAAACCATGATAGGACAAGGATCTTGGTGTATATGATATCCAATAATATGGTTTAAAATTTTAGAATATCCGACCCTAGCAGACTTCATAACTGTTACTTGTTCTACATTTGGGTCTGTAATCGCATCCATGATGCCTTTTTGATATGGAAGTGTTCTCCATCTGCCACCCTCGGCTGAACTTTCTGCGGAAAGATAAGCAAAATTATCAGCCCATTGGCTTAAACTAAGCTTTTTAGGCGGTTTAAACGACAAATAAGCCTTTTTTTCGAGTTTTAAGAGGTTATTCATGCTACTGACAACTCCTCTAACGCTTCACGAACAATATCATCCAAACAAGACACCGCATTTGCATCTAAATCAGGTATTCTTTGTTTTGCTTTAGCTGGGATACCTAATAACTTGGTTCGAGCATTGGTAATGATGTCGCACCACTTATTTTCAACATCTTCCATAGGTACTAGCTCACTTTCTTTTACTTTTCGATCAAGTTCTAATAATTCTGCTTTCAAATGCTCTGTTCTTGCTTTACTCTCCTCATATTCTGGTATTGACTCATCTGTTTTACTAAGTCGGGATCTATGGACAACTACGTTATTGTCCTTAGATGTAGTTCTTACTCTTTTAAAAGCAGATTTGCTATACCACTCTTTTTCTAATGTATCGCTGTTAATAACAATCTTTCCTTTCTCATCCGTCATTGCTGTAAGACGGCCTTCTTTTATAGCACCATATACAGCCTGGATAGTTACACCCATTTTTTCTGCTGCTTCCTTTCTGGTTATTAGAGGCATATAAAAATGTAAATTCCTTACACTTCTTACAATAGCGTAAATATTATTTCGTGGTATAATTCCGCATTTTTACTAGCTTTTTCATAGATACTGTCTCACTTGTCTCATCGGCTGAGATTTGTAAGAACATTTATGCCGTTGTGCCTAGAAAAAATTTGCGATTTGAAACCAAC